ATCCATACCATCTCCCGGCTTATTAGGGTCATTGTAAATCCCCTGTGCGGTTTTATAACGCCAAGTGTCAGCATCAGGATGCTGTGGCATTAACCAAGTCCCAAGATCGTTGTCACTCAATAATTCGGCTGCGTGTTCCGGCTTGCTCATATGTACAAATAATTTATTTTGTCCTGCTTTGGTTGTTAGTAAGTTACTCACATAGTTAAAGTGGATACCAAGAACCTTTGACAAGTATCTTGTTGAATGTCCTGTGATTATTTCGCAAGTTGTGGGTTTAGCTCGTCGCTTAAACGGTGTGCCAAAGTGCTTTAGTCGCATTCTGATTGCTTCTGGTGATACACCCTCTGCTGCTGCAAATTCACCACAGTGCACACCGTATGTTTCTTCGAATCTACTTGTTTTATGTCTTGCCATTTCGTTTGCTCCTTTGTTAGCGTATATACATTATATACTACTTATTTAGCAAAGTCAAGCAGAAAGTGGTGTTAAACACCGCTTTTTTGGGTGATTTGGTTGGTTTGGTTGTTTAGACTTATTTATCCTTATTATTGCTGTATGATTGAGAAGCAAAGAATGCTGCTACTATACCTGCTACTGCAACAAAGTATGTGGGTGCCATTGAGCCTAATGTTGATTGTGCTTCGCTTAAACCTGCCAACGATGCTATCACAACTGCAAACGGATACAGCAACATACCTACTAATGCAAACCATGCCATCTTGCGTTGTGCATCTCGCATTGCATCTGCATCTTCAAGTTCTTTGCGTTTGAACTCTAAGTACATTGTTTGTTCAGTCTTGGATACTTTGCCATCACCATTACTGTCTGCTGGATGATGGTTTTTTGTGGTGTTATCTACCATATTATGTTCCTTTTATGTGTAACCGCACCGTTGATAGCTGAAACCAATTAAAACGGCTGTAAGACGCTTACATTAAGTCTAACAGGGGGTATATCAGGTTGTTAGCATACTTAATATGCTTGCAAACATTGAGCCTATGGTTAGCAACACAATAGCCCATATTCTGTTGTCCAACTTGTCAAATTTGGATTCGAAATATAACTTTGCTTCTCTGGCCTCAAGTTGTAGTAGTATGATCTTTTCTTCCACTGCACGATGCTGTGCAGCATTATCGCATTTCAGTGAATTAAGTTCTTGTGCGAGCTCGTGTGTTGTGATACGTTTAGGCATATTATTTTTTAGTCCCTTTTTTCTTTTTCTTCTTGGGTTTGCTGTGGTAAGCCATGTTTATTTCCTCTTTTTAGGTCGCTTAAATGTGCCTTGGGCAATCTTCATACCATTGTTAAAGCTAGAGCTTTTTGACGGTGTTGTTCCGCCGGCTCTAGCGTATCTAGCACCGGCTCTGTGTCCTGAACAATTTGTCTTACAAGGTGAGCCTTTGTATATGCTGCTACTAGCCATTACAATGCTGTACTTGTAACTTTGTGCCACGCACTACCATTGTAGAAACATAATGTTGCTTCTGTGGTATTGTAAACAGTATCACCTGCTGACATTCCTGTTAATGCGTTTATAGCCGTTGTATCCAAGTTCTGGAATCTAACTCTGTTTGAGAATATACTTGCAGTGTCAGTGAATGTTACATTGGTGTTACCGTCTGCACTTACTACTAAGTCTTGACTTCCGTTTGCTAAATTTAATTTCCATTCACGCTCAACATTGGAATCTCCACCGCCGTTGTTTTTACGCTTAATACCAATCTCTAAATCACCTGTGGCAGCGTTAACAGCGCCACCGTTAGTAACAGTAAATTTAGCACCAGTGCTACTACCTACGTTGGCATAATTTACATTTGCCCAAGTAGGGAAGCTGCCTTCATAAGCAAGTTGAGGAGTCTGACCATCAACTTGTGCTGCAGGTGCAAATGTAACTGACTTGCTGCTACCGCTACCTAGAACTAATTCGCCTGACTTATAACTGATGTAAGTATCTGATTCAACACCATCTGATGTGCTTGCAAAGTATACATTGGTATTACCTGCTACACCACCTGCGTAGCTGCTCCAATCATTTGCAGCAGCTACACTCATGTATGCTGGAACATCGAATGAACTTGGGTTAAGAATTTGCCCTGTGGTTCCCCAAAACGCTAGTCTACCTAGCTCTTGATCCGCTCTAGGATATGTAGTATATGGATCATCATTTGATGTTCCGTGTGCACTACTAAAGAATAATCTACTTGCACCTGAACCTAAGTTGGGTGGATATTGTTGGAAGGTGCCTTGTGTATATGATTTAGCAACGATGCCTGGTTGAATAGCATCTGACACACCTGTTAACCCATCCCACATTTGTGTGATGCCAAATGATCGGAATAGGTCATTTTCAGCATTTTGGCTTAAATCAGTGTTCTCACCAATTGTGATACCTAAAGGTGCGTTCAACGCACTGTTAGTAGCACTAACTTTACTTCGTGCTACTGTAAAGCTAGTGTCATCATCGAATGTATACTCTGAACTGTTACCTACTGCATAAATGCTAAAGTCAGTGTTTGCAAAACCGCTTGCGGGATAACCATACTTGATGTTTAACGGCTTGGTGTATTTTAATGTAGTATAACTTCCGCTGCCATCTATTTCTAATACCGATGGTGTATATACAACTAATCCTGTGGTCTGGTCTACCACAGCAGGGCTTAACTTTGTATTTTGTGCATAAGCAAATGTATTAGTTGATAATGCATTTTTACTCATTGTGATTGTGCCAGCGCCAGTATCAATTGACTGCACATACGCACTAGGATCAAAGTAATTAGATATTATATAACCTGTATTCAAGTCTGCTAGCGTACCGGCTACTAGTGTGCTACCATCTCTGATAGCAGTAACTGTGATTGTAGGTGAACCGGATGTGGTGCTACCTTCGATACCATAATATGTTAAATCACCAGTGCCAGTGTAACTACCTCTAGGGCCACTTGGTGTGTATTGATTACCAGGGAATACAGCATAACCATCTGAAGTAACATTTGCCATATCTATTTCAATGTTGTTAGCACCAAATGGGCCTTTTACAGTGAAGGCCTTAATATTTGTTTCTGGTGTGATACTGTTTACATTAACTAATGCATTACCAATACCACCTGCAGCAGCAACCCATTGTAGATCATAGTTAGCATCTAATTGTAATACTTGATTTACAAGGCCTGGTAACTTAGGGAAGCTGTAACTGCTGTTGGCTTCTTCAGTACCAACATGGAATTGGCTGTCAATGAACATCACGGTTGACTTAGGCGTGGTGGTCATGTTTGTGTAGAATATGACATCGTTTTCACTAACCAACGCATTAGCAACATCTAATTGTGTTGTTCTAAAGCTCATTGTTGTTGGTGCTATATCTGCATTTGATGTATAAAGGCCGCCATAAAAGCTCGGATCATAACGAACTGGTGTTGCTATACTGCTTATTATTGCTGATGCTGGCAAGCTCGCGACGCCATCGACTTGCACATTACCACCTGGAAATGTTAATTTTCTATATTGTGCACTATCAGCATTAAATGAACTAATCATTATGTTTGCTTCAGCTGCTATTATATTGCCAGTATCCCAATCAGTGTTTGCACCTGCTTTGTATGTGGTAATCCTAGGTATACTAAAAACATTTGCACTGTCACCAGTTGAGCCTGAGCTTTGCTTTACTATAAATCCGTTTTCTGCTAATGGGGCTGGTTGAGCACTGGTTTGTGTTTCTACTACGCCAGATGTTGTAATATTAGCAGTTGAAACAATATTATTTGTATAATTGCCTAACAGTGTTATAACATTAGCATCACTATAACTAGCAGCACCACCTGGCACTGCTGGTGTGAATGTAAACACACCTGTTGTATCATCATATGCTAATGAACCATCACCACTTGCTGCGGCTGTTGTAACACTTAAATCTGTTAATGCAATACCACCAGCATCTGTGCTCCACTGTAGATCTAAGTTAGCATCTAATTTTAGTATTTGGTCTGTGGTGCCAGGTGTTTTAGGGAAGCTGTAATTTAAGTTACTATCATCTTCTCTGCCGATGTGGAACGTGTCATCTATATACGCCACAGTGCTGTTAGCTTGTTGCGTTAAGTTACCGTAAAAGAAAGGGTCAGTAAGTGCAAGATCTTGTGCTACTGCAATTTGTGCTGTTCTAAACAACATTATACCCGGCGTTACATCGGCTGTTGCATATAGATATTGCCCTCCGCCGTAGTCACCACCAAAGCCTGCGCCTGTTACTACGCTCTCTGTGCTTCCTGTTGAACTAATAATATCTGATGTTGCTGTTTGTACATTAGCAGTGCTGTAAACACCACCACCGTAGTTAGGGTTTATATTCCAAACCCTACCTCTGTTTGCACTGGCTCCAACACTGCCTGTCCATTTATTTAAACCAACTGTGGTTAATGGGCCGTTAACGAAATCAGTGCCGCCACCGAATTTGTAAAGATTCACTCTAGGCGACGCAAACACATTAGCACTGTCGTCTGATGCTTGCCTAATATCTAGACCAATGGGTTCGAGAAACACAGGCCGATCAGCACTTGCTATTTGCATGAAATTTGCTTGAACATTACCATTTGCAATGAAATCAGTACGAATCGGCTCGCTAGCTGTTCCTGAACCAACACCTGCGGCTGTTGCTGTAAATAATAAGCCTACTGTGTTACTTGCGGCTCCAATTAATGTAAAGTCTGTTGTGCCAATTGATACAATTGTGTAGTCGATACCAGGTATAATCCCATTAGCTGGCTTAATAAGTCCACCGCTTAGACTAGCTTGAGCGACAGGAAAATTACCTACCTGTAAAGTAATGTTACCATCTGCATTTGCAATAGTTACATTACTTGTGCCGTTTACTATTTCGGTGCCTGATGTATGTACTACTGGAGTGAATGTAAACACACCTGTTGCATTATCATATGCTAATGAGCCATCACCACTTGGAGTAGCTGTTGTAACGCTTAGTGCAGCTTGGCTTCTAGCATCTGTGTAATATAAGTTAGTGCCTTCTGCTAAGTCAGTTGTGCTCTTAAAAGAAAGATCTAAGTTAACACCTGTTTGTAAGTCTACTCTAGCGTCTGCTCTTGCATCTGTGAAATATTCGTTAGTGCCTTCAGGAACAATGCTGGTGCTCAGCGTTGAAGTAATTGAGGCGTTTGTTGCATCACCTATAAAGATGTTGCCTTGATTCAAGTTAGGAGTAGCATTTGTTCTAAATGCGCCTTGCATCATGATGTGGTTAGCACTTACAACTTTACCAATCTTTTGTATTAAGTTGTTTTCGCCTGTTGGTATAGTTGCTGTTAATCCACCTGCTGTGGTATCTACGTATAAATCAGCGCCTAAAGCATAACCATGCATGGCGTCATTGATTACACCTGATGTAACTACTTGTCCTACACTTGCTGCTGCTATGTTTGTTCTTACAATACCTAATGCTGGCATTTTTGCAGGGTCATCTGAATCTGCAAGTGCTACATGTGGAGTATCTCCATTGTTACTACCTGTTAAGTATACTGCATCACCTCTAGCTAGTGTAACACCTGTGTTGTTGTATACATCGATTGTTACTGCACCGTTTAGGTCACCTTCAAAGAAACCTGTGGTTGTGATATCACCTGATGTGGTAATTGTGTTTGAGCCAAATCCATTTGCGAGGAAGTCTGCTACTTGCACATTACCGTAATCACCAAGACCTGCGTCAGCTGGTGTAAATGTAAACACACCTGTTGTATTATTGTATGTTAATGAACCATCACCGCTTGCGGCTGCTGTTGTAACACTTAGTGCCGCTTGGCTTCTAGCATCAGTGTAATATAAGTTAGTGCCTTCTGCGATGTCATCTGTGTCTAATACCACAACACCTATTTGACTGTTTACACTTGCAACTGGAACAACTGCGGGCGCAAAGTGAAATTCACCATCGGTGAAATCATATGATAATTCACCACCGCCAACAGCGGGTTCAGTGACAACGCTTAGACTGGATAAGCTGATACTAGTAGATGGGGAATATGTAAATACACCTGTGCTTGCATTGTATGCAAGTGCGCCACCTTGCACCGCTGTACTAGTTGTTGTGCTTAATGCATTTCTGCTTAATACATCAGAGTAATACTTGTTGTTAGTGCCTTCAGCTAAGTTATTTGTTGTCTTAGTTGCTAGACTTGCATCAAATAATGCTTCTGCATAATACTTGTTAGTGCCTTCTAAGATGTCATCTGTGTCTAATACCACATCACCTGTTAAGGTATTAACACTTGTAACTCCGCCTGCGGGGACGTTATTGGTTGTTATAATCTCAAAATAGTTAGTACCATCGTCTGAGAGTTCCCATCTATCTAAATTTTCTTGCCATCTAAGACCTACATTAGCAGCGCCGCCGCCTGGGTAACCTGTTCTATCAATATAAATGCCTGAAGTAGTGTTTACGCTAGTGTTACCATAGTTCAATGTTATAGTGTTGTCTCTGACTAGCAAGTCTTGCACTTCTACATAATTTAAATTTCCAGCAACATCTAAATTACCTTGTATACTTAAATCTTGTGTAAATATCTTGGCGCCGCCAATGCTCTGAGTACTGTAAGTATCAACTATTTGTCCTACTAATGTTGCATTAGTAATTGCATCTCTGTTATCTTCTGCCCATTCATTACCATTTGCAGAATAAACATCAAATCTAGGAGATCCTTGAGCTGTAAGTGCACTGTTTGCTTGCACTAATGCGGCTTTAGTTGGGGCACCGTACAATACATTACTGCCAACAACACTGGTACCACCTATAAACAAGTAATTTGTTTTTGTCTCTCGTATACGAGACATGTCAGACTGAATCCAAGTATTAGATGTTGTATTTCTCGGTAATAAGTCTACATTACCGTAGTAGTGCATACCCGAACTGTCAAGCGTATTAGTCTTGTAGGTGGTTGCCCCTGGACCAGTACCTTCCATGGTCATATTTATATCACCACGGTAAATGCTTACATCATGGTTGTTAAATTGGTTTGATACATTACTTGTAAATGATCCACCGGTACCATTCAAAAAGAATGTTGCGTCTAGTCCGTAAAACGGAACTGGTGATCCAGAATTTGGACCTTGTACTATTAACCCACCATCGAATGTTTTAAGACCCGTTATATCTTGTGCACCGGTTAAAGTTACTAAGTTAGTAGTATCAAGTGCTACTTCATTTGAACCATTGATTATAATACCTGGGCCAACATCTACATTTAGAGTAATATTACCAGTTGTTCCGCCGCCGTCTAAACCTAGACCAGCTGTAACACCTGATATAACATCAGCATCTGTGAGTTCGATTACACCAGTACCACTATTATATGTTATTCCATTAGCACCGCTAATAGCACTTCTGCTTCTAGCATCAGTGTAGTATTTGTTTGTTGTACCTTCTGGTAATGCATCAGTGTTTACTACTGCACCACTTGTTGTAAAGTATTTGTTTGCTGTACCTTGGGCTAAGTCGTCTGTGGTTTTACCACTGAACACAGCATCACTATCTATACTGATAACACCTGTACCATTGCTGTACTGCATAGGTGCTGTTGCACTAAAGTGTGCTCTTGTTTCTGCGGCACTTACGCCTGTGTAAGTGATTACACCAGTAGCACTGTTATAAGAAGCACTTCCGTCACCACCAGCGTCTGTGAGACTAATTGCTGCTCTATAATTAGTCGCATTTGGCCCTACATAAGTGATTACACCAGTAGCACTGTTATAAGAAGCACTTCCGTCACCACCAGCGTCTGACAGACTTATTTGATCTCTAATGTCTGCTGTGCTTACGCCAGTGTATTGAATGATACCATTAGAGGTTACTGTAGTATCGTATGCTAAGTTACCAAAGCCACTTTCGTTACTAACACTGATTGCTGTTCTAATACTAGCATTACTGATTACAGGTGTTTCACTAACTATTACGTTTGATGTGGTATTCGCAACTGTTACTACACTGTTGGTAGCGTCAACTGTTATATTGTTAACTGGGACTGTAACTATTACATTTGCCATAGTGTGCTCCTTAAGCTACAGTTGATACTGTTATTGTTATATCTGCGCCGCCGCCTTTGCCCATGTTAACGTCTAACAACTCTACGGTGTCGCCTACGTTGTAACCAGCGCCTCTGCTGGTAATATTAACACTTGTAACTCCAGTAGCAGATACTTCAACACTGAACGTTGCGCCTGTACCTTCTTTGTTACTTAATCCAGTAACAGTGTACGAACCTGCTACTCTGTTAGTGTCTGTTGCACTGTTATCACTGAATGTTAATAATGCGCCTGTGCCTAATGGAGTATAAGTAGGGTCTAGTATTGGGTCTGCTGGTGATACACTACTTTCCCAGCGTTGCATCAAGCACCATCTGTGCGATTCAACAATATCTGGCATTGAGCCATTTGGGTTAGTCCAAGTAAATGTTACAACTGTCATCGGTACATTTATTCTCGCACTGGGTATAATTGGTCCGGTGTATAAGCCTGCAGGGATAGTGAAATTTACTGATCCGTCTAAGCCGTTATTATTAATGTTGCTAAGAGGGATAACTGCGCCAGGGTTGCCAAAGAAACCAGTAATATTAGTCTCTGTAAAGTTAGGTAATCCAGTGTTTCTATCGTAAGTTACTACATCAGCAACTAATGTTTGATATGTTGCACCGAAAGTCCATGTTGTTGTATCTGTACCGAACTGGTATGTGTATGTTTTTGAGGTATTCGGAAATACTTCCTCAACCACTACCGCGTCTGCGCCGCCAACATAACTTTTGAAATCTAATAATCTACCTGACATGTTATACTCCTGTGGGATAAGACCATAACACTAAGGCGTTATCGAATTTAATTTAATACTATTTATGCCTAATGCTAAATTTATGTTTGATATAAACCTATAGGAATACTATTCTCCTGCGTCCGGTAATACTATGTTATACTCCCCTGCATACTCATCAATGTCTATAACTTCACCATTGAATACGAATTTGCGTGTTGGTGGACCAATATAATTGCCTTCCCCATCATACATTCTCATTATTATGCTATCTAATCTCATATCTATATCTCCTTAACTAGGTTGTGCTGGCCACGGTATGCCATAATCTTGTGTAATACTGTTGTACTCAAAGTCACGTAGAGCTTGCCTGTATGTTTGCCACTCTGCTTTCTTAGCATCACTGAGTGGTGAATCAACGCCTACTGTCCAGTCGCAAGCAGTGAGTAATCTATTTCTTTGTTCTTTGAGATTGTTGCTTAGACTTGAATGCCTAATAACAACTTTTTTAACACTAATAGGTGTTGTGCTTAAATCTAATTCTTGTGTTCTAGCACTTAACACTGCTCCGTTAACTTCACTTTCTAATATACAACTCATGTGCATTGAAGCATTTAGCCCACACAATTGATGTGCTTTAGCATCAGTTAACCTTTTAATCTGATAGATGTCACCACTTTGATTATTGTAGAATACATATTCTTTCATTAGCCAAACCCTCCAATATCTATATAAATATCTGATTTAGTAATACGCTTGTCTAAGTTAGTTACATCAAACCCTCTGGATGCGGCAGTGTTACTTAAATTACTGTTAGCGAAATTTATTGAATACATAGTGCTAGGAACATACGCTTTAGTTGCACTTGCTGGGGGTAAGCCTGCTGCTACTGCAACACTACTTCCTCTGTCTTCAGATACCGGGTATTTAAAGTTATCAGTGATCGTGCTTAGAGTGGTTAAACCTTGTGAGTATATCCCGCTTCCACTCCATATATCTATGATAGCTGCATTTGCATTTGGGGTGTATTTTCCTCCAGCATCTATATCAAATTCTTTGTAATTTATTTGTCTAACAGGCTGATATGCTATTGCAACTGTGGTGCCTCCAATGATACCACCGTATGGTACTATACTGTTAACAGCACTAAATTCACCATAGTCAATACCACCTAAGTCAATAATATCAGCAGGTGTTATCTGACTAGCGGGTTGGCCTAATTCAGCATTTACTATATCACTGTTTGCTATAGAGAAATTTGCTAAGTCGAAGTCATACCCTAATCCTGCTTGCACACTACCTATGCTTGCTCTATTAATTGCACCTTTAGGTGCCATTGTGATGTTAGCACTGTTAGATCTAGCTGTTACTTGACCAGCATTGTTTTGAAAGTCTAAAGCAATTTGTCCAAGGTAACTTTCAGCAAGTGGTCCAACTGGGAAGTTAATATCTAATGGTCTAACTTCAGGTTGCGGTAAAGTAACATTTACAACTTCACCAGGGACAAATGATGTTCTTCCTCCTGGAGGTCTTATTTCTACAGGCTCTGGTACATAATTTCCTACTTGGCCGCCTATAACATTTAAGTTAGCCAGGATGCGTTGTATGTCAGGAATGCTTGGTATAGTTATTGGGAAGTTAACATTCGGATTGTTAATACTACCACCAGTTCCATATGTCACATTGCCGATTGGTATAGTACCAATAACATTACCTACATTTGGGTCAGTGATAACGTTTGCAACATTACTCATTGGGTCATCTACAACAGTAACATTACCTACAACATTAGCAATGTTACTGTAATCAACATTACCCCATATGCCTGTGTACCATCCTGGAATACCTAATAGGTTTAACGGAGCGTTCATTTTCACTACTTCGTGCGTGTAAACACTATCAGCATATTCTAGTAATACCATGCTAACTGATAACATGCCATCTTGTGCTTCTTTCTCAGTAACTCGCATAACACGGAATAACTTTTCCACAAAGCCGTATGTGTCGTTGGTTAATTTAACAATGTCACCTACTTCACTTTGTATTGCTGCATAGTCTGCATCTAGCTGTACAACTAAGTCCTTTCTGCTTTGGCGTAAGTCTATTTGTGATAGGTTTGTAACACGAGCTGGGTCATTAACAATAGCATATCGTGTGGTTAATTTGTTATCTGGCTCGTTACTGTTACGTTCAAGTAGTGGTGTAATAACATTAACTGTGCCTGTTTGATCTCGTTGAGCACCGTCTGGATATTCTGCTTCAATAGCATTGTACTGTGCATACAGCTGAGTTGATGTTACATCAATTGCACCAGTGATGTTGTCGTCTGTGAGTATGTAAGCGGCTGCCTTTTCCCCTGTGGTAGCTGCTCTGTTAGGAACTACTTCAAATTTACCTACTTTGGGATTGTAAGTAAAGAATGCACTACAACTTTGACATATTAAGTCAATGTTAGTAAATACACTGCTGTATGTGCCCATCATCCCGTTAATAGCCCACCTATCGTGTGTTTGTGCGTTGTTCAATGCGTCTACGTACCCAACTTGGTCTGTTGCATAAGCAGTTAATTCAGCGATACTAGCTACATCAACTTCATCAGCGGTGAGTCCAGCACCATAACGTGCATTAAACAAGTAATCACTTAATACCGCACCAGGCTCGCTGAGAGTGTTAGTTATTTCTGCACTGTATGCCCCAAGTCCTGTGAGTCCTTCTTCAGCATCATAATCAATTTGGAATACTGCATACACCAGTCCAGCATAGCTAGTGGCAGCGGTAATAGTTGATAGCATTGTGGTTGCTGCTACTTGGTTAGTAAGAGGGAATATTTGATTGCCTGCGGCTGTGCCACCAGCGTATATTCTGCATCTCATCTTACCAGCAACTTTATTAGTTGCGGTTGAGTTAGCATCTATAACTGATTGTACAATGTGGGCGCTGGCGCCGGTACCAAATACTAATTGCTGATCACCTCGGTATTGTTTAGTTACAGCATATGAACCGGTATCTGTTTTCTCACCCAGCACAATAACGTATGTCATTGTGTCATTTTGGTTGCTGATACCAGCATCAACAATAAGACCGCCTGTTAAGTTAGTTCCATAAAACACAGGTATTTTGTTATCTGTGCCTGGTGCTACTTGTACTTTAACGCCTGGATCTCTTGCATTACCGCCTGATACATTAGGTGGTTTAAATACACCTAGTATTTTAGCAGTACCCATCATTAAACCAGCGGCAACAATACTGGTAGCTAGTCCGGCAACTGTTAATGTACCAAAGATTACTGCGGTACTAATTCCAAGTGCACCAACTATTGCTGTTGCTATTGCTGTAAATATTGCCATATCTTATCCTTCGTAAATGTAATTCTTTTCTATTGGACGCCAACCGCGTTTTTCTAAGTTGAAGTCAGGTGACTGTTCCATGTTTGTTAATGTGAAGCCAGCTATTAGCTTTTGTTCTTGTAATTTCTTACCTAGTTCAATATACTTTAGTAACAACTTGTATCCTGCACTAGTCTGTCTGTATTCTGGGTCTACCCACCACGCAATTTCTCGTAGTGTCTTAACTTCAGGTAACCACGGATCAGGGCTAATACCACCTATAAGCATACCCACTGACCTACCTTCAACCTCAGCTAGTAGTATACACCCACTCATCATGAACTGACACAACAAACGCCTAACGTATGTGTCCCCGTACTGTGGGTTATGGTGTGCTTCGTAAGGTGAACTATTAGCGAAGTCTATCATCATTTCCATTATTCTATCGAAATCGTGTAATGTTGAGTGTCTTATCTTCATATCTTTGAATCCGTATTAGTTGTGTTACATTATGCTGCCGATGTTGAAGTTCATGCCGCTACCGGGTCCGTTACCAAAGCCGCCACCGCCTGCGTATTCTCTACCAAAGTCGAATGATGTGTTATTAATGATTGGCACTCGAGCAAATGTGCTATCACCGGGATATAGCCGTGTTCTGTCACCAGGTGCTGTACGCTGTCCAGTCACTCTGTTTTCTAGTATAGTGTTAATACTTGCAACACTTATACCCACACTGTTTGTGATATCACCTTCTGCTAAGCTGACTTGTTCACTGATGCTGTAGTTGGTGATTATTCCGTTGTAACGAGGGTAAACATTAGTTATTGCATAGTTATCGTCAAAGAATGCACGGAATATTTTAACAATTCCACCTTTAACTGGATTTTCCAACACAGACCGCACATTGCCTGCAGGGATACCTGTGAGTGTTATGCTTAAATCACCGTTGGTTGTTTTAATGTCTTCGCGGAATTCACCTAAGCTGAGAAATGCACCAAGCTCACTGTAAACATTACCATTATATGTTATTGCTTTCCAACTGTTTGAAACATAATATGTAGTATCACCTATTTGCAATTCGATTAACAAACAATGCTTTATATTACTACTGTTTAGTTCAGGTATAAGCGTACTCATTATGTGTCCTCTTTTCTAATGAATTCAATGAATTCGAAGTTCATGTCGAATTGCAATAAATCTCCTGGCATAACACTATAAGTTGGTTTGTTAATCATTTTAACACGCCAAGTAACCGCAGGACCTACCACAATACCTTTGCCGGCTACTGTATAACCCTGCTGCGGAATAAATGGTCTGCTTAGTGGTACTGTTACACTGCTACTGTTGTATGCTACGTCTGCTGTTACTTGATAAGGATATCTATACCCACTGCCTAGTTGCACATAATCGCCTTTCTTAAACATAAAACCACTGCCTGCTACTAGACTAGTATTTAACACTAAGCTACTAGCTGATGCACTAGTTACGGTAGCGTCAGCTATTTCTGCGAGATCAATATCACCTTGATATGCTGTGATGTAAGCCAAGCTGGTATTAGTAGTACCTATGTCTATCACAGCTTCTTCAGTAACGTCTAATGTGTTTAAATCTTCTGTAAGTCCTCTACTAGTCGAATACCGTAAGCCATTGTGCATACCAGTTGTGAACTGATACGGTACAGCACTTACAACTTCGGATGTAAGTAGTCTACCTGATCTAGATATGCTTTGTCCAGCAATCTTCTTGCGTTTAATTGTAGCGAATGTTGCATTGTCTACTATTGTTTGTAGGCTCATCGTGGTTGTCTCCTTGCACCAACTTGGGTGAGGTTGTATAGGTACTCAGGATTTTGTGCTAGGCGAGCCTCAAATGATTGAGAATCAATTGCATTTATATTGTATGTTACTTGTGTGCCGCCCATTCCACCCATTCCGCCGCCACCCATTGCTGCATCATTGGGTATAATAGTACCTGATCCTTTAGGAACAAATATCTCTGGACCTTCTTCACCGATCACGTATGGTTGCCCAGCACTTACTGGTCCACCTGCTGCTCTACCTGGTAAGCCTATCATAGCTAGTAACGGTCCTGTGATTAGCTTCTGTACTAATGCTTTTGCAAGTACTTGTTTAATGTGATCACCTAAGCTGCTGAAGCTTAATTTACCTGATACAATAGCACTTGCTAATGAGTCTTCAAGCACTTGTCCTGCTTTAACAAACCCATCTTCAAGTGTTCCAGCAAAGTCTCCTATACCGCTGTTTGAGAATTTCTCTTTGAGGTTAGGTAATGCTTTGTTTATAGCATCGCCTACTAATTTGAATGCGGCTTTAACTTTTTCTGCTGTTGTGGCGGCTTCATTATCGTATGTTTCAAAGAACTTGTCAACTAGTTCAACTGGGAACAATGCATCAAGAACAGTATCTAGCCATGTGCCTGCTATCTTTTTACCAGTAACAACTACTTCTTCCATTACTTGTTTGTTTGCTTCTAGCACTGCTTCTTTGTAACCTTCAACAAAGTTAAGCATTGACATTAACTGATCAGCACTAATAGGACTTAATAAGCTACCGCCTGTGGCACCGCCGGCTTGTAATTCAGCAAGTCGGGCTTGCAAGTGACCAATTGCTTCCTCCATGTTAGCATCAGTGTTAAAGTATGCCGCGCCCATTTTTTCTTCTAGTAGCTTTGCAGCAGCACCAGTCTGAACTGACCATCGAGCCCACCAGCCGGATTCGTTCGACATCTCTTTCATCTCAGCAATAGCGGCTGTGATGTTGTCTATTTCACCACCTATACCTATCATAGCTAATGCTTGTTGTATTCCATTTACTATTTGCACTATGGTGTTATACAGTGTAACAAAGGCTTTAATAATCATTTTTACAACGTCTAGGAATTGATCTTTTAAATACTTTCCGAAATTTTCCATACCGCCTTGTGCAGCAATTGTTTCCACAATAAAGTTAGTGAATTTTGATGTTAGATCTTCAAGTATAGGTGCAAGTGCGGCTGTGAACTGTCTGCTTAATCCACTTATTGTTGTTTGTAACTTGTTCATTTCATCATTGAACTTTTCTACGCCACTGATGCTTGTTTGTGTTAAAACAAAGCCAAGTCTTTCTGCTTCATTAAAGAATTCATTAAGTCCCGCGGATCCATCACGCAATACATTTACAAGTTCAGCACCTTCACTGTCGAATGCCTTAAACGCTAATGCTAACGCTTCTGATGCGTTTTCTGTTTCACCAATACCATCAGCAAATTCAAACAATACTTTTTCAGCACTCTTTAAGTTGCCTGCACTGTCTCTGGTTGAAATGCCTAGCTTTTTAAGTGCTGGTAATAATTCACCAGTGCCTTTTTGTGCTTCACCTAATCGACGTGAGAAACGCCTAAGTGCGAGGGCAGCGTTATCAGATCCAACACCACTTTGTTCAGCAGCGAACTGGAACTTTTGTAATGTGTCCGCAGCAAAGCCTGTTGTTTTAGCAACCTTGCCTAGTCTGTCAATTGCTTTTGCGTTAACTATAACTAATGCTGTTAGTGCACCGGCAGCAGCGGTAATACCTACTGCGGCCACTTTGCCCATACTGCCTATAGCACTAAGTCCTTTACCTAGGCCAGCTATTACTGTTTTACTTGCTTTAGCTGACTTTTGGAATTGACTGTTGTCTAGCGTTAATCTTGATTTAATGTCAGCCATCTAATTTTTCCACATTTGGTATACATACTTGTTAAACAATTTCTTAATATGATCTATAGTAGGTTCAGCCATACCTTTCGGTGCTTGCTTGCTATACCCGCCTGTTGTTTTATCATATCCGCCTTTGGGATTACGAGGAAATAACCCATCGTCTAAAACACCAGCGTAAGGATAATCACCTACTACACTATTGCCTTTTCTTTTTGTGTTCTTCTTGGCGTTGCCACCACGTGTACCGCTAGGGGGAGGTCCGCCTTTGGGAGTATTTCGTCCATACTCCTTGACCATTTCCTTGACCATGCGCTCTTCAGTATACTTTACAATATCAGATAATTGGCGCTGAAATGCTTTGTCATCTAGCTCTACCGTGATTTTTGCCATATCTCTTGCAATTCCTCTTGCGTATATTGTTTACTTATGTCTACTGCTCCACCTGAAGCTTTTGTTCTTTCATCGTCTCGATATGCTTCTACATTGAAATGTATTTGTACATCTTGTGTAGTTGCTTTACGCAACACGTCTGTTGGTAGCATGCCATACTTAGATGCCATACTATCTACCAGCAACATTAACCCCAGGATACGTTCGTCTTTGCGATACCTAGTGGTTGTTACTTTCCCAGCGTGTCAACTACTTTAACCATACAAGCATTTAACAAATCAGTTGGTAATACATGCGCTTCATCCATCACAGGTTTACCTGATTCGTCTAATACTAATTCTTTGATTAACCCAATCATACTGCCTAAGTCTTCTGTTTTAATCGAAGCTAACTTGGTGTATTGATCGAGGTTTATTCTATCGTGTACATAGAATTCGACTACTTCACCATACTTCTCTACGAGTTCTGGATCATCAATCTCAATTTTAACTAATTGTGGTTTGGTTGCGAGTTGTGTTAACTTCATATCTTATTCCTTTATATCTCTGTTGTTTAGGTTATGGATTGCACTTAATGTAAATGCTATCCTGCTTTGTGCTTTAGTAATATCTCTTTCAGCACAACGAAGTTCATTCTGAGCCTTCGCTACTTCCATCTCCATCGATTTGATTATCTCTGGAATCGTCTTGTCGTCCCATATCTGCATTAGTATTTACCTCTTTCTGTATATCTTTGGGTTTCTTGCTAGGTCTGTCAGGTAATTCAATACCATGCAGCTCAGCGTATTCATCTAGATCAAATTCTACACCTTTAACACGAATAATTCGTGTTGACTTAGTCCATGTTCCTGCTTGATCGTAATTTCGTAGAAATCTATGTTCCATTGTTTAATTCCTCTATAAAGATACAACTCCCCGGGGGGAGTTATATACTATGGGTCATATCAATTAAACGGTTGTGGTAGCTAATTCACCATTAACAACAATTTCCATTGGGGTTAACCACACAGCCGCATCCATGGATGCTGTTGGGCTTAAACCACTAATGAAGCCAGTACCGCTCACGTAATGTGATCCAGCGTCGCTTCCTTGGAAAGATACACTAAATGATATCTCTGTTTTGTCTGTTGATGTTTTAAATAATCCGTCAGTGGCTACTTGATTTGCTACAATAGCTGCATCGCCGAAGAACGTGAGTTCGTCTAACAACATATTACCAGAAATACTATTCTCGTTAACTGTTGTGAATGCTTTGCTTGCTGAATTATCTAATACTGAATATCTAACAATACCAGGTGATGCTGAGATTGTTACATCTTGCATAAGTGGTATTACCATTCCGTTTGCTGCTCCGGGTATTGCATCAGCTGGCGAACCAAGTGGTGCTAATGTTAGGATTGCTTCTGACCCCGGTGTTACATTTATTACTGCCATTGTGTTTCTCCTATATGGTTGTAAAAGTATACTCAAAGGTATACGTTATAGTGTCACCATCAATTTCCTGTTCATAAGCACTTTCGGCTAGCTGGACATTATATCCGTTAGCACCATTGATTACGTTTTTAGCATTGAGCATGTTTTCTATAACTGTTGGGTTATTTGCTTTAATATTTTTGGCATCTTCAGTTAAGAAGGCTTGGACCACAGTATCAGTCTGATAGACTGCACCCTGATCCAGCGTTCGGTACAATTGTACCTTGGCTTCATCTTCTTCGCTGACATAAACGACTCGCATGTTTTTCACATATAAAGGCTCACCACTAGCAGTCCACGGTAGTTCAGTTGCTTCTAAGGAATAATCCGTTGAAGCAACACCACCATTCGCTGTAGTCTTAGCCAGTTGTGTTAAGAGTAATGATCTAATCGACATTAGTTAACTCTCACCACTGTGCTTCTACGTCTGCTACGTCTCACAGTCTGGGCCGTCCAGACTTTTTCAGAATCTTCAATTACACCATCGCCGTCTGCATCGTAGAAATCCGCAAGTGCTATAAGTTCGTTAAACAAACCTTGGAACTTGTTTTCATAATACTCTATCTTACTAAGCTCTGCTGATTCTTCTGTTGAGAAGTCTGCAATAAGTGGTAGTAAGTAGTAATACAAACAGTAAAACACTGCCATATCAGTAAATTCTTGTTGTTTAGCTGCTATATTATTTGGATTAAAGTCAGGCATTAGTGCGGGATTGCTCACGCTCTGTCCTGTGTAATTCAAATAGCCAGCCCACCAAGAACTTGCTTTTATTTTAATGTTAATACGATTGGTTGCTTTAGTAAGCATGTCTTCAATGAAGTCAGTTACATCAATAAAGCCCGACTCTGCCGGGACTTTAATGACGTTTGCTTCTAATAACCGTTGATCCTTTTGCAACACGTCAGTGTATTCTGCGTATGATGTTACATTTCCGCTGCCGTCCGTTACAAATGCCATAGTATTATCCTAATATTAAGTTAAGTCAGCTGTTGGTAAGTTGTTAGTTCTAAAGAACGCACAGCCTACTGCTTGACCTACTAATCCGTCGTAAAACGCTTTGTTACCGATATCACTAAGTGAACCGATTGCTGCATTACCACCAGCTAATGCAACTTGTGCATTAATAGCATATTCTGCTGCTGCGTCAACGCATGCAATGTACATACCGTTATCCATTGTGGTAGCATTTGCTTGACGTAGTAATGATGTAGCCAGTGCAACACTTGAGATATCAAAACCAATTGTTGCAACTTCGGTACCAACTGTGTTCAAGCCAGTCATTTTAACACCGAATGAGGGTTTAATAGCTGCATAGCCGTCTCTGATTGAACCTCTGAACTGGTGAGTCTGAGTGTTCACGTCGTACCATGTTTCTACCATTGGACCTTCGTCTTTGACTGCATAACCTAATGCGTCAGGTGAGAAGATGATGTTGTTAGTTGAAGTGTCAGCTGCTGATGCTGTACCAACTTCACCTGTAAAGGCTGTAGCTGCTACTAATAAACCAGCGATGTCAGTTGCTTGTGCTAAACCGCCACCAATTCTTTGTAGTGTTGAACGATATACTAAGTCGTATCCGCCGTCACTTAACGCTTCAAGAGTTACGTCTGAACCAACACCACGCTTTTGTAGTGCAATGCTTACTGCTGTAGGAACTAAGTTAGATGCTGATCCAATTGGCCCGCCTTCTGACACGTTTACTGCGTTTGTGTATGCGTTTGTTACTGGGAATCTTACGGTTCCACCGGTCTCACCGACCATGTTAATGCTGTTGCGAATTAATGCTGAGTTAGGAAGCAGGGTAGCGTTCATAAAGAATGGTACTAGATCTGCGACTAAGTCGGTGTATAACTGTGCAACGTTTGTTGAAGTTGTCATAGTTGTCTCCTATTATTTGACAATTTAATTTAATCTGGAATTAATTGTAATTCCTAGACTTACTTTTTTGGATTTCACTAGCTCTAGCTTTTATCATATTATCTGTGATATCACTAGTACTAACTCCACCCTTACGATTTAAGCGTAAATCTAAATACGCTTCTCTGTATGCTGGTTCATTCTTAACTTTGTTGTTGTCTACTGGCTTTGCAGCACTTCTACTTTCAACACTGTTACTAATTTCACCTAGTGGCATATCAACACCTTTCTTACCGAAGTTAAGCCCTAAGTTCCTACCTACTAGTTCTACAGCACTAGCATAGTCAGGTGTTTCACCATCTGTGGTTAGATATTCGTTTCCGTTTCTAATCGCAAATGTGTTACCTTCCACTGCTAACATATTGTCTGCTTTCATCAATTTGATTACTGCTGACTTCTGAGTGTCTGACCAATTACTTGGCATAGCACTATTAAGTTGGCCCATATGGTCCCGTAATAGTAAGTCGGTTTTGAGTGTATTAACTTGTTGCGTTAGTTCTTCAACTGTGGCTTCACGCTTGCGTACTGCGTCTCGTAATGAATTAACATTTAGACTAGTACCTTCTTCGCTTGGCGTACTTTCTTGAAGAGCTTTAACAACACCTCTTACACTGTCAATGCTATCAACGTTTAAGTCTTGTATTAACTTAGACTCAACTTCTTTTCTAGCATTAGCACCTATTCTGTTAACGTCATCTCGTGAGTAAACACGATTGCCATCAATGAATATCTTACCATCTCTAACTTCAACACTGGGTGTTGCTTTTTTCTCAGATTTAACCGTTTCCAATGAATTGTCTACGTCCGTTGCGGAATCTGTTACCGAAACATTTTGATCAGTATGTTCAACTGTGTTATTGGAATCTGCTTCCATTATATTCTCCTAGTTATCGCTTGAGTGAGCGTAAATGTTCTAAGCACCTAATTGGTACTCCCTATTATACAACTGTCTAATCAAAGACTATTGTTTGTGTATGAACCTTCAACTAATTGTGTTAAACGTTCTTTAATCTTTTCTTTAAGTGATGGACCAAAGTCAGCATCTTCTGACATAGCCATTCCTACTCGTAATTCGTATTCGCTGTGTGAGTTGTATGGCATGTATATAGTTATGCCATCTTCTTCTACATAGCTGTGGGAACCTGATCCACCTAAGCTTCTAGCCATTGCTTCTGCTTCCCCTGGTGTGGCAAATTCCATTGATTCTTCTTCACTGCTGTCTGAACCAAATACACTCTCAAATCTTTCGTAAGTGAGTAGTAACTTGTCCAGCTCTGCTAATTCGTTTTCTAAGCCTTTTTGGTTATACAATCTGTTGTAACTAATTGTTAAGTCTTCTGGCATGCTTAGTCCTTGCCAGTCCATCCACATAGGCCATAACTTGTTGGCTTCTGCATTTTCCAGACTCACTGCTTTCTTTCTGATCATTGCTTCTAACTTGCTGTCATACATTTCTAATTGTACACCGCTTCGACTTGCTTTGATAAGTTCTTCTGAGCGTATCATCGCTATCTCATTCATCTTACTAATCTTTTGATCTATAAGCTCGCGCAACTCTTTGATGCTGTCCAGAGGTGGTGCTCTAAATTCAAAAACATAGTTAGGCTGCCCATTAAGGCTGTTCTGTACATTTATTACAGAACCAGGCTCTGCACCAACGTTGAAATCATTTTGGGTTAACGTTGTTTCATCTACAATTGTTACCGGGTGTGCGCCATATGAGATGCTGCTGTATATCTCCCCGTAGTCCCCATAAATGGAGCGTTGTATTTGTGCAATATCAAACATCGGTGTATGACCTATTCCGTTATAGATCTTGGTGCTTTGATATATGGGACTTACAGGAGGGTATCCAAGAGGGTTCTCTTGAATTGTTCTGTAAAATCCTAGGTTATCATCATCTTCAGCTGAGTCAATATATACTGCACCTTCTGGTACATCAATATCTTCTTCAGTTAAAGGCATGAATATTGTTTCAATGGTGTGTTTTGTTATATGCTGTAGTATTTGTACAGTAGGTTCACTGCTGGTTCTGATTAAGATACTTTCTAGTTCTAATTCGCCGTTAGCGTCATAGCTGTACTTCCAATTAAGTACATCAAGCGGTGAGTGCATTCTCCATTTAGGATAGAGTGCATTGCCTAGCTTTAAACAACTAACCCACACAACTCCGTATACAGTACTGTATGTGTCTACTTGACTCATGAATTCGTTTAAGCTGTTACCTTCACCATCTACATTCTGAATGAATGATTTAATGTCAGCGTCGTCAGGTAAGTGTCGCACAGGAGGACTTCTAAACAATATTGCATTGTATTCGTTAACATACAGTCTAGTGTATGGTAATACAGGAACGTTGTTTATTTTCTCTTCATAGAAAGATCCTGTATAGCCACTGCTGCCTGTGTTAGCTTCTTGAGAACTGTTTGCTCGTCTTACTTCTGTGATGTATGAACCGGTGGTGATACCGTCTTGTTCATCATATGTTTTAATAGTGTCACTGGGAGTGCTTTGATCAATTGCATAAGAACGTAAGTATCTTCCATTACGATATTCTACCCCGCCCCAGAAGCTACGAACCGCCAGTCGCCAATCATCTGCGTATCGTTGATATAGTTCATGAGAACCAGTGATGTAGTCGTAATAATTGAAAGGTGCGGCCATATATATTCCTATACTATAGTGATCATGTTATAACAAGTATATTTATCAATATGAATTTATTTTAACAGCTTTATGGGTGGCCAGCTGGTAGAATTGACTTTTTCTTCCATAAATGCGTGTTGTTTCACATATTTTAGTGCTGTTTGATACACACGCCATACTTCTGAGTCTGCTATCCGGTGTACAGCTTGGTCAGATAGTTCTAAGTCAGTGAACAACTGAATGGTTGTTTCTCTGTGATCGTAATCAGTGTGTATACTATAGTCTACCTTGTTAGTCATCAGCTAAGTCGTCCCAAGTTAACGCAGCTGGATCT